GGGTGGAGCCGACAAACTCAGCGCGGGCCTGGGTGAGCAGGCTGGCGGTGCGGGCCACCTCGGTTCGTGCGATCAGCGTCGCGCGCGAAGCCGCCACGTTGCCGCTGGCCAGGATGGCCCGCCGGATATCCTCGCCGCGGCTGGATGTCTCCAGGCCTCGCAGCGTCAGGTCGTGCACCCGCTGGGCGGCCTCCAGTGGGATGGACTTGATCAGGGTTACCTGCTCGGCCAGGCGCTCTCGCATGAGCTGGCCGGTCGGTGCATTCAGGATCTCGCGCCGCAGCTCGCCAGACATCTCGGCGCTGAGGGTGGCCCACTGCGCCCGGTCAACAGCTTCCACGTCTCGCAGCATGCGCAGCGCGGTTGCCTCGGCCCAGTCGTTGAGGGCCTCGGCATAGCGTCGTAGCACCGATTCCAGCCGAGGAACAGCCTCAGCGTTCCCGGGGTCGAATGCCGAAACGAGTGAGCCAACCTGAGAGGCCACGCTTCGCAGCGCTGTCGCGTACTGCCGCTCCGCGCGCTTGGGCCGAGGTGGTGCCGCCCTGCCCTTCTTCCGTGTCCGATCCGTCGTCAGGATCGCGGCCGGGGTCGGCTGCAGGGTCAGCATCGGGGTCTCCGGTTTCCAGTGCAGGAGGCGGGTCGCTCTCGGCCTCGGTGATCTGCTCGTCCGTGATGTGCGACCACACCCCGGTCGTCTGGGCCGAGTGGCGCAGCTCCTGCAGAGCAGTGCTGCGGTCCACCAGGCCGGCCGACTCGGCAGCCACCACGGCGGTGGTGATGTTGGTCGCCACGGTCGAGCGCTCGACGTCCGACAGCTGCCACAGCGGGCGGAACTCGAAGGTGAAGCCCTCGCCTTCTTCCCGGTCCAGCACCGAGCGGTGCAGAACATGCAGCAGTCGCATCAGGCCGTGCCGCAGCTTTCGGTCCTGCTGCTGGGCGACCTTGTCGTAGTAGTTGCGGATGTCGCTCTCGCCCGTGCTGTTGAGCCCGGCGGGCGACTGCCCGAAGAGGCGCACCAGAGGGATCTGCAACGCGCCCGAGATCTGTTGACCGAACTGCAGCAGCACCGAATCCAGGCCGGAGAACGTGTAGCTGTGGGCCTCAAACTTGTCCTTGGCGTCCAGCAGCGTCATGCCCTCGTTGCTCTGATAGCGGCGGATCAGGTCGATCTGCTGCACCAGCGCCTCGAAGGGCTTGCCGCCCATCGCAATCAGCTCGCGCAGGCCTTCCACGCTCATCGTGCGCAGGTGTGCCTTGTAGACCAGCTGCGCTGCGCCCTGGGTGGTGCTATCGAAAGCCAGCAGGCGGTCCCACAGGCGCTCCAGCACCGACTGGCCCCATCCGTTCTCACCTACACGCTGCCAGTGCGGCAGTTCTACGCCATCCATGCGGATCACGCGGGTGTGGTGGATGCGCTGACCCACCAGGGCACGGCCCTCAGTGAGCACTTCGTAGTAGAGCGGCTGCCCGAGCTCAGGCCCCAGATCCGTCACCAGATCGTTGAGGCTGGGCTGGATCTGCCAGCGGTCGAGCACCATCAGACCCTTGAACTGGTCGCTGCCGACGCGGTCAACCATCAGCGGCGTATCCATGCGCTGACCGTCGATCAGCATCACGGCGATGGCGCCACCGTACAGGCGGCCCCACTTGATCACGTCGCACAAGTCATCCCACAGTCGCAGGTCGACCATGGCCTTTTCGAGGGTCTCGATCTCGTCGGGCTCAGCGTCCGACTGGATGACGATCCCCGCGCGGGTCATATCCTCGGCCACGCAGTCCACGGCCATGCCGCAGATCCAACTGGACCGGTAGGCGTTCTCCAGCAGCACGCGGTTGCGGCTGATGAAGTCGGTGCCGTAGCGACCAGCGGCGGCCTGGTTGGGCGTGCCCAAGCCCACGCGGGCGGCAAAGTTCTGGAACGAGTCGCCCACAAATGCCTTCTCGGACGCCTGACGTGCGGTCTGGCGTCGTTGCTTTGCGTTGGCCATGGGTCAGTCATTCCTGGGCCAGCTTGGCCCACAGTGTCGTGATGCGCCCGGCGCCCAGCATGTCGGTGATGGCGTCCACCATCGGGTCGATCTGGTCGTCGTGCATGTGCGTGTCATCCGCCGTGAAGGCGTCGCACTCCTGAGTGAAGTCCAACACCCAGGGCGCGTCCTCTGGGATGTAGACCAGCCCGGAGTCGATGTAGCTCACCACGTCCATGACGCGGGTCAGCTTGTCTTTGTCGCGCGGGATGGCCAGCACCGGAATGCCGCCCTCAGCCTGGATGTCCTGGATCAGGCCAGTGCCCGATGCCTTGTCTTCGATGGCCATCCGCACCAGCGCCGAGCCGTGAGGCACACCCCAGGCCAAGTGCTTGTTCCAGAAGTCGATGGCCTGGCGCTTGAGCTGAGGCGCGGTCCACTTGCCTCGGATCAGGTCCAGCAGGTAGATCCGCCCGTCTTTGCCCTTGCCCCAGCACTCGAAGACGCTGTAGTCATTGCGCTCGGCCGTCTTCTGCGCGGTGTCGACGTAGATCACACGGTGCTGCAGCTCAGGCACCACGTTGTAGCGTCCAAACTTGGCAGACTGGATGATCCCGCCACCCAGCGGCGTCGGCCGCTGCTGGTACTGGCCGGTGAAGACGAAGCGGTCCTTGGTCTCCAGCTCGATCAGGTCTGCCAGCGGCTCCTTGTATGGCCAGTACGAAAACCGGCCGTCTGCGTCCCGCTCGTCTGCGGTGACGGTCTCGCGGTACGGCTCAGGCAGCGCGCCGACGTAGTCGTCATCGATGAGCGCTGGGATCTCGATGAATGTCCACTGCCCAGGCATCTTGCCCTGGCGGATGAAACCGGTCGGGTCCTCTTCGGCCAGCCGCTGCATGATCACGATGATCGGCGTGTCCGGGTTGGCCTTTCGGCTCTTCACCGTGGACACCAGCTTGCGGTTGGCCGCGTCTCGCTTGGTCTTGCTGTAGGCGTCCTCGACCTTGAGCGGGTCGTCAATGATGATCGCGCCCTGCCAGCCCGGTGCCATGTGGCCCGCACGGAAGCCGGTGATCTGGCCGCCCAGGGAGACGGCGTAAACGCCGCCCACCTTTTGACCGTCCATCACCACGTTCCAGCGCTTCTTCGACTTGGCGTCGTCTGCGATGGCCAGGGGCCAGTGCTGCTGGAACTCGTCGGACTGGACGATGTCGCGGGCGGTCTGGCTGTTGAGCAGCGCCAGATCGTCCGAGTAGCTGATGTGGAGGAACCGCGCTCGGGGGTTGAGCGCCAGGCCCCGGGCGATCAGGTTGATTGAGACGATCTCAGTCTTCGACGAGCCCGGTGGCACGTTGATGACCACGTTCTTGAGCTGACCGTCGATCACCTGCTGGACGATGTCGCAGATGTACCGATGGTGCCAGTTCACCAGGAAGTCGATCCCCTGTCGGTGGAGGAAGAAGACCTTGGTGAACTCCAGATGGTCGGCCTCGCAGCGCAGCCGCTCACGACGGCGCTTTTCCGCCTGGATCGCCTCCAAGCTTGGCAGCGATCCGTTCAAGGGCGTCGAGTTCGTCATCGGTCAGCCCCGAAAGGTCGGCAGCCACGCGCTGGTGCTGCACCGGGCCGCCGTCCTTGCCGGTCATCTCGACTTTGGTGGTGAGCATCCCCAGGTGGCGGGCCAGCAAGTCCAGGCTGGGCGTCTTGGGCGAAAGCTTCAGCGTGAAGTGGCCGTGCTTGTCCCAGGCCCAGCCGACGATAGCGCGGCGGACCTGCTCGGGCAGCTTCTTGATGTCTTCGGGCCCGTTGATCTTGGCGTCGCCGATCACGGCCGGGTCGTAGAAGGCCATGGCGGCCAGCTCGCGGACCACCTTGTCGGCAGTCACCTCGGTGCGCTGCTGGCGAGCCTGTAAGGCCTCTTGGATCGCGACTTGGATCTCAGGTTTCCTCAGGAGCTCTTCAGCAATGGACGCGGCCGTCTTGGCGCTGTAGTTGGCCCTGATGGCTGCCTGGGTGCCGTTCAGGTCGACAAGGTACTCATCGACAAAGCACTGCTGCTTCGGGGTGAGTTTCTTGGACATGGCGGTTCTCCGGGATCACATGGCGGCCTCCCGTTTGGGCACAAAAAAGCCGCCTCGGTGGGCGGCTTCGACATCAATCTGCAGACAGTACCAAAAATGTAGCTCTACTGTCCCACTGTCGTCAAGCGGTTTGCGGATCTTCTACGAGCCCATGGCTCACAAACAGCGCCTCCAGCCTGCTGGCACCCAGCTCGCGCAGCGCTCGGGCCTTCTTGGCCATGGCCTGCACCTGGCGCTGGGCGTTGCTCTTGGGGATGCCGTGCTCGCCCTCGATATCTCGGTAGCTGCAGTGACGGGCGGCCTTGCTGTCGTCTGTCACGCATGCCCGCCAGGTCATCAGCATGCGGGCGTGCGGGCTCTCGACCGTCCAGACCTTTGAGAACCAGCTGCACAGGAACCGCACGCCCTCGGCTTTGCTTGCATCGTGCGCGTACCAGGCCCAGATGGCCATGCGCTCAGGCTCGGTGCAGTGGTGCACGACGGCCGCCCGGACCATAGCGCACTGCCCTCGCACCTCCAGTGGTGACAGGCCTGAGAAGTTGAGCGTACCGTCCCGCTCGACCTCCCGCAGCACGCCAGCGTCGCGCATCAGGCACTCGATCAGCGACTGGGTGTTGCTCTTCTGGGTCGGCGGCAGGATGGCCATGAGGTGGGCCACGTGCAGGGCTTGGTGAACTGAGCGAAACACGGCCTGAGTCATGCGGTCTCCATCGGGGTGATCTCGACCACGACGCCCGGCAGTGCGTCGTAGCGCTTGCGCGATGTGATGTCGACGACCTGGACGTCATCGCGCCAGGCCACGCCGTTGAGGCCGTCGAAGATGGCTTTCAACACGTTGTCCTGGTCGGGCTTGGTGATGGGCCGTACTTTGCCGATGAGCGCCTGGGCCTTCTTGGTCTTCGACCAGCTCGCTGGCACCTGGCAGCGCATGTCGACGACGACCGCCACCGGCCCCTCGATCAGCGCCCTGCCCTGCATTGCCTGCTGGCCTGCGTGCGCGATGAGGCCTTCGTAGGCGGCCGTCTTGGCAGGGGTGAACATGCGGG